CCATTACTTCTTTAAGTAATTTATTTGAACCCCAATAATCTAACCAGTTTGATTCTTTTATTACTAGTTTGTAAGATGGTTTCCTACCTACTACACCTTCATACAAAGCTAAATCTTTTTTAGTTAATTTAACTTTTCGATTAAAGTATAATACTTTTTTACCTATATAGGATTTACCCGTAGGTTTATGCATTATTCTGTAAACGAATCCGAATGTGTTATCTGGGAAATCTGAAATTGTTGATATTGGTTCTCCTTTGAGTCCTATCCATTCCATATATTTGTTTTAGTTAATACTAGAGATCTAAATTTATTAATATAGTAGTATCTGTCACATTTGAACTTTGCAAAGGTTGAGGTAATTTACCTACTGCTACTAGTTGGTTTGCATTATTATATAACCCTACTGTTGTTACATAAGGTTGAAAATACGAACCAGTTAAAAAATCATAAACTATTCCACTGTTTGCACTGCCTGAAATAGCAGAAGGGTTTTGAGTATAAGTATATTCATTAGGACTAAAAGTACATTTATATTGAGATTCATATATTGTTGTAGTGCTTTGAAAAGAACAAGTTATATTTGAAGCATTTATTAAATTTGCAATATTTCCTACTGGGGTTGTTTTGGTAAAAATAGCCATTCCTTGGCTATATATTATATCGCCTACTTTAGAACTTCCACTCATTAACTCTCCTTCACTATTATCTGTATAAGTCCCTATTGAAGGTGCGTCAATTAAAAAAGTTCCAGGTTTAATATATTCTCCAAATATATTTGAAGGAATTGAAAAAACTGCTATATGTTCTTGTGATCCTGTTGGAAAATATCTATTTGCTTTTAAAGTATTAGATAAAAAATTATCATACATAGGTTGTATCCCATCCTGGCCTGTTCTAACACCATCAACCCCAATTGATGAAGTTAATACAGGAGAACCATTTTCTCCTCTTAAATAATTAGTATAGTATAATTGTTTTACAGAATTATATACTAAAGCTTGGGATTGGGTTTTAATATATCCTGTTTCGTTGGAACCTGAAATATAAGGTTGATTAGTTCCGTATAATCTATCTATTCCTATATTAGGGGAAATAAAATCATCACCATTAAAAGAAAAACTTTTGTTTACCTTAAAAGGAGTTATTAAAACATCCGATGTAGTTAATGACTTGAAAACACTCATTCATCTTAAAAATCTAGTTTCACTCTTATTAAACTTTCTTTTGTAAAGTCTTTAAGTAATGGTCTTGATAATTTAGCTACCGCTATACATTCATTTGCATCATTATACATTCCTACTGTAGTCATGTAAACTTGGGGACTATTAATAAAATCATCAAATATTACTTCTCCAGTTGAACCTGATATGAATGAAGGATTTGCTGAGTAATTAAATTCTGAATTTCTTGCTCTAACAAATACAAAATCTGATGTAATAGTTTCTTGAGAATTCATTTCAAAATATTGAGCATTATTAATACCATTAAATATACTTGTTAAGTTAGAAGAATTAGGAATGTCTGAATTCCTAGATGGGGTTAAATTAATAGCTGCACTTGTAGCATCAGGGTTTAATAAAATAGTACCTAACTCAGGGAATACTAATCCATAAGAACCAGATCCAGGTTCATATCCTCCATTTGCCGAAATAGCACTTCCATTTGATCCTGATACTAATTGGAGTACTCTAGAAGAACCCATAAAAGTTTGGACATTAGTATCTCTAGAATTAGTAGTTAATTTTAACATATTGCTTCCTACCTTTAAATGTAAATTTAAGGTTTCAGGAAATATACTTTCTTTATATCTTGCTCTATCAGGAGAAATAACCCAGAAGTCATCTGGAGTGTGCGTGTTTGTTCCATCTCCAAAAATAAATAAAGAATTTTCATCTTCTAATATCATTGTTCTATATTGACCATATGTTGTAGAAGAGGGTGTAAATTGAGGGAAAAAAGAATTAAAATAAGAACTTCCACTTCCTTTTACATTTCCATAGGCTACATCAAATTGTACTGCAGCTCCTTGTAAAGAAGAACCAGTTTGATATACACTTTGATAATAATTTCCAGAAGATCCTGCCATTTGAGCTGAATTCCTGTGAAATTCAGTTAGTGCAGGTTCTCCGGTTGACCAAGCTGTAGATTGTACTGCATCAGCACTAACTACAAAATCTTCGGCGTCTAATCTTTTAAATCCCATGTTTTAATTTTTTATAGTGTTGTTGTTTGTGTAATAGTAATAGGAACTGTTAATCTAGCTCCACTATCTAAACCTACTATAGTTAATGTAGCATTAATAGTAGTATTAGCTCCAAATAAAGTATTTACTGTAGTTGCTCTTAAATTAATTTGAGATCCTATTACGGTAGATGATACATTTGTACCTAATGTTGTGGTTGAAGTAGCATTTTGTGTTGTTGCTGCTGTTGTTTGAATTCCTACCCCATTAAAAGTAGCCATTGTTCTAACATCTGATATTGTAGCTGAGTATCCAGATGTTTCAAATGCTGTTGCATTACCTAAATAATTTAGTGTTTGAGGTTGTATAGTTGTAGATTGGCCTTGTTTTAAACTTATTGAATTATTATCTATCGCTACTACAGGTAAAACAGCTGTACCTCTTGGTAAAGTAGATAATTTATATTTCATTATTTGACTTTCATCAGGAAATGCTTCTAACAAAGGCATATTTGCTATTGCTTCTCCATAAAATGCAGAACCTGATGTGTTACTTGGGTTGTATAAAGTGTAATCTATTTCATCGTCTGCTAATGCAAATTGTGTTATTCTGAATGAACCATCATTTTTAGCTAATAATTCTCTACCTTTTTTTGTTAAAATAGCATCAACTGTTACTACTTGATTATTTAAATATCCCATTTGTGTTTAATTATATGTTATAAATATGTGTATTGTTAGTTTCTAATCCAAATTATTTTTATTATGTTTTATTACTTCCATATTCTTTAGTAATAGTTTCAATATTATCTACAATATAATCTGGAGAAAATTGATCTGTAAAATAACCAGGTCCAACTCCTTTTATTTCATCTTGTACTACAATAAATTCTTCTCCAGTAATTTGTTCTTTTCCTGTTGCTTGCCACATAAAAGCCCCTATACCATTAGTTGGAGAACCCGGGTATTGGTTTCTATTAGTGGATTTAGATGTTCCTATATTTAATCGTGTGATTTTATTGTTAAAAACTTGGGAATTAGCTAAAATTTTAAATTTTATAGGGGTTCCTCCAGTACCTCCAAATTGTGATGTTGGAAAAGATATCACATCATTTTTAAAGAAACTTCCTTGTTGGGAATTCATTGTTACTGCATCTAAAACTGTTGTACCATCTAAAGTTATATTAGCACTTACCTGTGATCCTGGTCTTCCTTCTACATTTCCAGATACTGTGTAGGTTGCTATAATTCCTCCTTGCCCATTATTAACATCAAAAGATCCTGAATTTACCGTAGGGAATGATGTAATATAAGAAGAACCTGATACAACAAGTGGGTCGAATTTTATTTCGGGTTTAACTATAACAAATACTACATTTATATCATAAAAATTACTAAAACTAGCATCAACTCCTACAATTTCATATACCCCTTTTGCTGCTAAGGGGTCATCAAAATTACCTTCACTATTTAATTGATCATACCCATAATTATACGGTTGTAATCGATCTCCTAGGGTTAAACCATTTTCTAAAGATTGAGATGCAGGGGGATTTTCTAAATTTCTATAAAGTGTTAGATACCACCTATTTGCTTCTGTCATTCCTGAGTTTATTCCATTAATTACTTTATCATAAGTAAAATTAGTTTTTTCTGCTGTAGTTACCGCACCTACACTATTTAATATAGTTTTTGACATGTCTCCATCCCATTCGAATATAAATAAAGATGGAGACTGAGAATCAACAGTGCCATAAGAACCACTAATATATTCTGATATTTTGGTAGTACCACTATCTCCTATTGTTACACCACCCTCATAAGATGAAGTAAACATGTAATTAGGTTTTTCTGGGGTACCCCAACCTGTAGAAACTACTTTAGAAGTGTTAGGCATAATAGGATTAGGTATAGGATTAGCAGAATAATTTCCTAACTGTATTGTGGAATTTTTAGGGTTTGAATTATTTAAAGTTGTGTAAAATTCTCCTCTTGATTGGGATATTACCCAAAAGTATTTTCCACCAGCAGATCCAGTAATGAATTCTGGATCTAATGGGTTGAATGATCTTCTATAAGTATTAATACTTGGTTCAGATGTTGTTATAAAACGTCCATCAGGATAAGGTTTTTTTCTTACATTAGAGCTTTTTTGTATTACCCTAATTAAATCCTTAGAAGAAGCTTGTAAAATATTAGATAATTTCATTTGACCATACCCTTGTATCATTGGGTAAGTACTTTTTCCCCATTCAAATTCAAATATGTTAGTTTCTTTTTGTGTAATAGGAGAAACATTACCGTAAGTTCCAACATTTATAGGATTTCCAAAATCAGTATTACCTGCGTTTTCTACATATTGGTTAACACCACTAGATTGGTTTTTACTTCCTAAATATCTAGGGGTTATTTGAGCTAAAGAAGTATAATATGATTGAGGTACAGTTCCAAATGCAGCAGTCCCACTAAGTATAAGTTGGATATTAGCTGGAACTAATGGATTAGTTGAATAATCTATGTCTTGTAAAAAAGGATTTAGTGGGTATTTATTAATGTTATTTAAAAGTACTTGACAATCACTATTATAAAATGGAGTTGTGAAATATGGTTCAGGAACAGTTCCTAAAGATGTTCCTGAAGCAATTGTTGAAGATAAGAAAATTTGTGCTGCATTTACTTTACCAACATCTAAATTTAATTTTACACTTATATTAGACACTGAAGTACCAACATATTCAGTTCCTAAATATAAAATATCCCCTGGAGATATACTTTCTGAGGGGATTGTAGCTTGCCTAGTAAAAGGACCTTTCCATCCCCCAGTTAGAATCCCTGCAGAATTTGTAAGTCTAGTACGATTAGTCCTTGTTGAATCTGTTTTATATAATTCTACAAAAAATGAAGGAGATACACCTCCAAAAGACCCAGAAGCATAAAAAGTACTAGTTGATACTATTAAGTCCTTTTGAGGGTAAGTTGAAATTTGTAAGGAATTACTACCTGTATTATATACATAAGGTAATAATGATGAACTAATAGGTACTTCACCATCCATAGTAAAAAATTCGGGGAAAGTATTAATACTTGCATCTACTGCTGCTGTTGAAATACTTCCTGTAAAATTATAACCTAATTTAGAAGCATCGCTTTCTTGTACTTCTCCTGTAGGGGATTCTACTACAAAAGTATAATAAGTTCCCATATCAGTACGTCCTATTACAGGACACACACTACTACTAGTGTTAGTATAAGGGATAGTAATTTGAGATAATGATTTTAATGTATTAGTTAAATCATTTCCACTACTATCTAATTTTGATACTTTTATATATTGTATATTTGACATAATATTTTTAATTTATTTAACCACCTTCAGAATCATCAGCTTCACCACCACCACCACCGGTTAGCCCACCATCACCACCTATTCCTGCTAGGTTAAGGGACTGGGTAGTAGTAAATATTGACATATGTCCTGGGGTAGGAGAATTAAAGTTAGATAAAAATTCATCTTCACTATAATTTAAATAATCATACATTCTTATCTTATAATTTGCTTCAATATACTCAGCATTTTTAAAAGGACCACATTCTTCATTTAATTCTCCATTAGTAGCTAATATAACAGAACCACTTAGTTCACCATTATAAAATTCATCTTGAGACCAATGTAATCTAGTTACTGATCCTGAAAGTGAAGGGGTAGTAATAGTGTAACTTTGGGTAACATTTGGATATAAAGGATATTGAGGATTTAAATTATAAAAATCCATTTTTGAAATATCTAAAATAGAATTAGAAATAAAATAATTAGTATTTCCTCCTTCATCATTGTAAAATTCAAAACCCGTTGCGGTTGCCCCTACTGAATTTATAGAATAATGGGTATCTAAATTTAAAGTATTAGATGATATGCTAGATATATAAGCCCTATCATGAAATTCAGGTGGTATAGTAGTTTGTATAAAAGTTGTATTTCCTGGTTGAGTTACACTTCCTGTATGAAAATTAAAAGCTACATTAGATACTACTCGTGCAGATGCTGATGGGAAAATTTGTGTAGCTGGGTTTAAAGATATACTACCACTATAAATTTCCATTACAGTTTCAGTTGCAGGTCTTGCAGATGCAGAAATAAAAGTTGTTGTTACAGGAGTTAATGTAGTGCTACCACTATATACTGTAAAAGTACCTAAATTAGTATTTGGTTGATATTCTACAAAAGTTTGGGTAACTGGGGTTAGTGTTTTACTACCACTATAGACAAAAACTACATATTCTCCTGAAGTTGATCTTGCAGATTGAGATACAAATGTAGTGGTAGGAGGGGTATCTGTTATTTCTCCATTATATAAAGTAAATGTTTCGTTTGTAATGTTTGGGTTTGCGATTTCTGTTACAAATATAGTTCCAGAATTATTTACATCCGAAATACTACCAGTCATTATAATGAAATTAAAATTTTCACCTAATGGCATTGAGGTTGAATTTATATCAAATACAGGTCTTATTCCTTGTGTACCAGTTGCAAGAGAACTAATAGGAGATACGTCAGTAGGGTTTCCAGAACCATCTTCAAAAACATTTTTACTAATACTTGGATCTCCTGTTTGAGTTGCTTTAATAAATCCTCTAGTTGAAGGTTGGATTACAGCATTACTAGCTAATCCTCCAGGTATATTAGTAACAACATTACTTGAACCCCATCTTTTTGGAGAAGGTGTTGATAGATTAACTGTAGCTGTAAAACTTAAATTATAATTTTCTACAAGACTAGCTGTTACAAACTCAGTTTCTAAATTACTAAAATTTGAGTTAATTGATGTAATAGCTGATTTATTTGTAGAGCCTGCTGATTGAGATATAAATGGTCCAGGGTTCTCAACACTTCCGGAAATTATTTCAAAAATATATACTATACCTTCGCTTTCTGCTGTTCTTGTAAGGTTAGAAAAATCTAATTCAATTCTAGATAGTGCCAAATTAATTGATGATATAGGTGCAATGTTAGTAGTGTTGTCAGGACCAACTGTAAAGGGTTGAATATTAGATGAAGGTGAAGAACATGAAATAAAAGTATTTCCACCATCAAATTGAGAAAAATCAAGACTATAAGCATTTGTTGTGTTATAAGCCATTTGAAGATTCATTCTACCAGCTGGTATTCCACCACCAGTGGCATATTGTACTCTTCCACTACCTGATACTTGGATTATAGATCCTGAAGGGTCTAAAAATATATTACCACTAGATGAAACATATGAAGGAGATGAAGTAAATACAGATGAAGTAGTAGCTCCTGTAGTAACCGTAGGTGTATTAAATGTGTTCCCTGATGTAGCATTTACTCCTGTAGCAGTTGCATCTACATTTATAGATAGTAATGAGATTGGATCTTCTACTATTAAGTTTTGGGTATTGCCCGCAGGATCGAATGCCAAAGAGGTTATCTCAGATTTAGAGGATGAAACAGAAGTATCACCACCTACTGAGAAGATAGGAAAACTTGCTGAAATGTATCCTCCCGCAAATGTTTGGTTATATAAAGCGTTAGTAGTTGTTGCGGTCTTAAATCTTCTACCTTGATATGTTGATGGTTGGACATATTGAGCGTTACCTAAACTCATGGAAACTTCAGTATACACACTTGCTGTGGGTAGCGTAGTAGTAATTTGGGTTGAAGTAAAATTAGAAATTGGAGATTTTGATCCTGAGTTTGCTCCATCCTGAAAGGCATCCCTACTAGATGAAATATATCCTCCTATAAAAATTGAATTGATAGTTGAATTTGTAGTTATACTATCTATATTAAATACATTCCCAGATACGGCTGTGGGAGATATATTTGTAGCAGAAACATTTGTAAATATACTAGAAGTAAGATATACTGTACGTAAAGCATTAGTACCACCAGAACCTATAATTTGGATTGGTGATTTATCTGTAGCATTCCCTGTTACTGGGTCTCTAAATTGTGCTACACTAGATGAAACATATCCACCTGCAAATAAAGTAAAATCAAGTCCAATACTAGCATTAGTTGTAGAACCTCCTATATCATATCTATTAAGAAACCCCCCACCAAAATTATTTATAACAGAAGTTAAACTTGCAGATACATTTGTAATTACACTTGCTATTGGAAAAGTAGTTGTTAATGTGGATCCTAAAGATGAAACGGATGAGGATGCTACTGGAGTACCACTACCATTATCAAAAATAGCATCTGTTGTTTGAATATATCCTTCATTTATAAAAGGTGGAAAATTAAGTCCAGCATCAGCATTACTACTAATATTACTAACTGTAAATTGGTTATTAGAACTAGCATACATTGTTAATTCTCCACTTCCTGAAACATTTGTGGTAAATGGTATTCCATTTGATCCGGAGGTAAAGGCATTAGCAACTAAATTACCATTGTTGTCTTGTAATTCAACCCATAAATTAGGTATATAAGATTTACTTGAACTTATTACATAATTATCAAAAAATGAAAATTTAGTACTTCCAGTCCCCGCGTTTGTAATAAAGGTACCACTAAGACCATTAATAGATGTATCTAAGTTATTAAAAGTATTACCTGTTGAACTTCCACTAACATTAGTTTGTATAGGTGCCGAACCTGATTGGTAATCTAGGTCATAACTAACATTATAAGGGTTTAATACTCCTGCAGCTCCACCATTAATACTAACCATATCAATTGAACCCGTTTCTAAAATTTCTTCTGAGTTAACTGTAGGTTGTTTATATTTATTTCTTTCTAATAAATGTTGTTTTATTACTAAACCTGATGCTAAACTTGTTCTTGCAGGTATAAAATCCTTAATCATTTTAAATAATGAATTATCAAAGAATTTTATTAGTCTAACAAAATCTACTAAATCATATTG